GGATCATTGGATTTATTAAATAATAATCTTTGCTTATAATATGCCTCCTTATTATTAAATTCACCTAAAAAATAAGGCCGGGCGCTGTCGATAAAAGCCGTTGCATTGGCTTTTAAAATATTAAAAAGATTAATTAAATCGGGGTTGATGTCATTCAATAAATAGCTGTTAAAATTACTATTTAAAAATACCGCGCAAGCTCCACAAAATGGCTCAACTAATCGATCACCTTTTTGTAATTTTTCAATAATGCGCGGCGCTTGTTTATACTTCCCCCCAGCCCATTTTAAAAATGGCCTGTTTCCGTTATTCAATGATCCGGTCTTTGATCTAATTTTTCAAAATCACGCGCGGCAATTCTTGCTATCTGCCGCTGTTCTATTAGATCATCCCTTGGTTTTTTGTCATAATCGCCAAGTAATTTAAAATCGGTTTCGCGTAAAAATTGCAAGTTCTTATGGTATTGCATATTTTTTTTATCGTACTCAATATCAGCTGCAGATTTTACGGGCTTTGTTAAGCTCTCAGTTTTTTTCAGTTTTTCACCTAACTTTTTTTCAACTACATGCCCGGTTTTTTTATCAAATACTTCCACTTTTCGATAATCATCTACCACGTCCCAATCGCTACCGTTAAATATTGCCGCTTTTTTTTCAACCTTAGCCGGCGGCGCGGTATATGTTGCAAGTGAAGGTAACATATAAATTGTCACCCCCTTTATTTTTGATTCAAGCAAATCAACATGCGCTGCATCTTCATTAACAAACTCTTTTGTTACACAATGGAAATGGTATACTTTTTTAACTTCGCTCATTTTAGATCCTTATTATTCGCTTTTGACCTTAATCATTTAATCTTTTGACTTTAATCATTTAATATTTAATGCAAAGTAAACCAGAAATATTAGCAGGGATATTTTCCCCGCCAGTTGGTACGATACGGTTTGCATCAAAAGTTAACGTAACCCAACAATTGGTAGGATTAGTCGTGATTGTATATATGGGATGGCTCTTAGATAGTTCAAAAGCCCCTGATGCTATGGAGTCAATCGTTCTGCCTAGCCCAGAAAATGACGGGTTATATAATCCTTTAATATTCCTTATAATATCTGTCTGATAAGTCCCAACCCCTGCATTATTTCCCCTTAAAAACAATCCTTGAGCATTGATATTTTGCGGCGGCACTCTGAACCTATCAACCGCCGGAGCCGCTGCGCCACCTGTTGTCGCCCACGCATCACCGATCACACTATATAATCTTGCATAAGTTTTTTTATTTACTTCTTGCCCGTTACATACCAATTTTCCAACTGGAGCAATCGCGGTTGCATGGTATGCCAGTTCACCAACGCCGCTCAATCCTGCCGCTTCGTGTATTTCTCCTGCATTTAAAACTGGCAAAAATCCCCAGTTCTCACACAATCCAAATACCACGCCATTTATTTTACTAAAATCAACTTTCAACTTGAACCAATTAGGATCACTTTCGACTGTTAACCCAGAGCCTGTTTCTGCATAAACTTGATTGTAATTTACCCCGTCATATTGCAAACAAGATCCAATCATATTTTTAACTATTCTCTGCTCATCGCGCATAATACTATGCTCTACAATTCCACTTGTTGCGCTAACATTTCCGTTATTATCAATAGTGCCGCCTACGACTGCTAATACTACATGCCAGCCAGCCGCCATTTCAGCATTGAGCGCATAATTTGTTAATACCCCATTTTTTGGCAGCGGATCGCCTGTTGAACCGGGTATCAAAAATTGTGATACTTTTATTTTATTGTCCGCTTGCCGTGATTTTTGCAACACCTCGAACAATTGCGATTTTTTACTAGTATCTGCAAAATCTCCATAGCTTATATTGCATTTATCCATCATCGCATCAAAAAATGCCAACTGTTGATTAAATAATTTTTGCTCGAGCGGTGTACCATCATAAACCCCTGGGGCTGTTGAGTTTTTAAATTTACCGTCCAAAAAATCTGGATCGGCTATGGTTTCACCTGGGTATAACTGTGCCGCTGAATGTGCCATTTTTTAACCTCTTAATTTATTTGCTTTTAATCTCTCGCTTTTGACCTTAATCTTTCAATCTTTCGCTTTTGACTTTAATCATTTAATCTTTTGACCTTAATCTTTCAATCTTTCGCTTTTGACTTTAATCATTTAATCTTTTGACCTTAATCTTTCAATCTTTCAATCTTTCAATCTTTTGATTTTGATTTTCTCGGTGTTCTCGGTGTTCTCGGTGGTAAAAAATTCTTGTGTCTTGTCTCTTGTGTCTTGTGTCTTGTATCTTTTTTTTAAACATAATTAACACGCATTCCAACCCACTTGGCCGCTGGAAATATTGACAAAATAAGCTCTTCGAGTTCATTTTTGCGATCAAGTTTAACAACGCCGGGCGTTTCGATTTTGCTACCAGCTATATAAATAAAATGCCTCCAATATTTTGAATCATCGGGTATTGCATAAGGCACAGGGTGATTAGTTAATACTAACGATCCCATGCTTGCGCGTGCTTCTCCCATTTCAAGATCGGCGCTCATTGTTATATGTTTATACACTTTTTCAGTGATTTTATTAACCAGCGGATAAAATGGCGGCTGTAAAATAGCACGCGGATCGATAACCCGTGGATAAATCCCAAATTGCGATCCCATTTTTGCACGCTCACCGTCCATTGCCGCGAATGCCCCGGCCATCGTTAATTTTTCAACTATTGCAGACTCTAACCACCAATCATAAACAAATAAATTAAAGCCATTTTGTTGTAATATGCTTTGTAAATAATATGGACTTTGACCGCCATTTAATCGCCAAGCGCTAGCCAACCTGTCGCGCCTTTGCTGATCAGTTAACCCAGTTTTTAATAATAAAAATTGCTCTTCCCATTTTTTAAGATTTTGAGTTTTTTGCGGATCTAAATTCAAAAAATTTAAATCTGATTGCGCTCGAAAGTCATCATTAAATGATAAGCCTTTAAAAAATCGCCTTAGTGTTTTATTAATGCGAATATTAAAAGCCCGGGATTTTGGCAATACTACTTGCCATAATTTAATACTCATAAAGTAAACTCATCATGTAAATATAATCTCCGATAGCTTGGATTTTTCGCCCTCGCCCAGTTGATATACATTAACCGGCATATTTTTTGCATAAGTAAAAGTAAGCACTTCTGCAAAATATCCATTGCTAGCCCGGACTACATCAACAATCACCGAACTTACTCGCGCATTTGAAATGACATCGAGCCTGGGCGCTATGCTTAAACCCTTAATAAATGGCTCACTTTGTAAGAAAAAATCAGTAACCGCTTTTTTTATTGAAGCCTCAACCGCAACTTTGTCAACTACCTGTAGCCCTATTACTTGAACTTTAAAACCAGTGCGAAAAATTGGCAGCGAGTTTATAAAAGTATCAGCAGGTCTTCGCGATGCTTTGCCGTTTATATCTAATTCAATATGATTTTTAACATCTACCAATTGCGTGGACGTTGGTATGCCGTCAGCATTTCCGCTACTTGCTACCGTTGCCTCGCTGTAAATATTCATTTCACCAGGGGGGCCGGTATATGGGTAAACTTTAACGATCCCGGGCGTTTCTTCGCCCCATAATTTGTAATCTATATACGCGCCGCCCTGTTTTCGTCTTTTAAAAGCTGCAATTATTCGCGATCTATAAAGCGCTGGATCTTCTGCATCTGCACCATTTTTTATAATGGCCGTGATCGCTGCTTCTTTGCTTATAATAGTTGGAGCGTTAACAAATGTTAAAATGTCGCCTATTTGCAAATTTCCAGCCGCACCGATACCGTTATTTTGCGCCTCATCATTTGCCGCGATTAAATCTATTGCAAAATCCGTGCCAGTTATTGCGTATGCTTGCGATGTTATATACACAAAGCCATTTTGTGCGCTGATAAGCTGCGTCCCTGCATCAAGCGTGCTTGCAATTGCCGTGCCAGTTGTTACAACTTTTGCGCTAAGCTCGCAACGCGTCCCCATTTTTCGACCATCAATACCAACTAGGCCACCCCAAAAATCAAGGGGATTTATTGTATAGCCAAAAATTTCTATATCTTCACTAGCGCAAGTACTGACAAATTGTTGCGCTTCAATATAATTTGCATAGTGAGTCTGCATTATATAAGTTGATGCTATAGATCGCGCCAGCGTTCTAGTAAAAGATTTTGGATGACTTGGGAATTTAGTATTAAGCGATTGCTCAAGCTTTGAGATTATTGAATCGCTTATACTTTTTATTGTTGATGTATTAATTGACATAATTAAGCCACTCTTCGTTAAAATTTAAATCCACATCATTGACATTAATTTTAATATTTATTTTGTTGATAGCTTTTGATGTAATATCAATTATCACACTTGCCGCGATTTTATTATCAATCAACCATTGCAGATCGTTTTTTATTGCTTGCTCCAATAGCTCATAATTTGCAGATATATTTGCATGAGTAGCTAAAAATTGCTCGGTTTGTGATATGAGCTTATCTTCATCAATATCAACCAGATCATTTAAAAACCAATCAACTGGGGCAAATAGTGAAAAATAAATACTTGTTTCCAAGTTTTTTGTCATATCAACAAAGCCATCTGTTAAGCTCATATTGCCCCCATCTACTGTTTGAAATATAAGCACATCGCCTTGTTGAGTCATAAGATCCGGCGTTATCGATTTAAATTCAAGCATTAATTATTTTCTCCTGAATTGCCACTCAATGATCGCCCTTCTGCATCTAAATATAAACCCGGTTTATGAGTATGATCTTTAAGCTCTTTACCATCGACCAAAATACTAGGAGCCTTTATAGATTTTGGGGAACTTGCCGATCCGTCTTTTTTTATAATAAATCCGTTAATTTCTAC